CGACAGAGAACGAACCGTCGCAATTGAAATACTTTGGAGAACAACCATGTCAGCACCTATTGTGAATACTGTAACCATTGTTGCTACAAATGATGTCCTTGCCATCGTGCAGGGAGTTCAGGCAAATGGTGAGACTTCCCTCGGAGTCGTAACTGCTGCCTCTTGGAGCATCGACGACGCTGCGGTCGCAACGCTGGTAGAGAACACTGACTTCAGTGCTACCGTCACCGCCGTAGCCGTTGGTACCGCCAACATCACCGCAACAGCCACGATCACCGATCCAGATGGCACCGTGCTCAACCTCGTTGGTACTGGCGTCATCACTGTGACCGTCAACGCGAACGGCGTACGCACAGCCACCGTTGAGATCGTGTTTACGAATTCCCCGAGCAACCCAGCGTAATTCATCTGGGTGTAGCTCAGTCTGGTAGAGTCCTCGCTTTGGAAGCGAGTTGTCAGAGGTTCAAATCCTCTCACCCAGACCATACTGATAGGCCAGCCGAGAGCCTTATAATCTCGGCACACATTAGATTCAAGTGCTCTGTTGGCGGAATTGGCAGACGCGCCGGTCTAAGAAACCGGTGCCTTCGGGCGTGTGGGTTCGACGCCCTCATGGAGCACCATATCAGCCGTGAATACTTCCGGCGCAACACTGTGTACGTGGCTACTCTGGGAACCGTAGCAGCAGCCTGTGAAGCTGTCTTCTGGTGGATTCGACTTCCACCGTACACCCCATTCGGAGGCTGCATGGAAAACGTCATCGGCAGCTTGTACGTCGGTGACGATTCCGACTACCTCAAGATCAAAGGCAAGGACGGCTGGTCTGTCCTTCGTTGCTGCAAGGAAGGTCCGGGCGGTCATAGAGACACGCTTGGCTATGAATCTCTCGGAGCACCCAAAGGGGCGCATTACCTGTCAGTGGATCAACCCGGCAGACGGGCACTGAACTTCATTGACCCCCAAGACCCCCACTTCATTCCCAAAGAAATGGTGGAGCGCGGTCTTGAGTTCATCGATAAACGATTGGCGGCAGGCGACAAAGTTCTGGTCGCGTGTAACGCGGGTCACTCCCGTGGCCCAACAACGGCAATGCTCTACCTACGAGCAATAGGTGAACTAGCAGGTAATTTCATTCACTCCGAGAAAATATACCGTACACTGTACGCCAAGTATGACCCCGGCATCGGTATGCGGCAGTTTGCGAAGACCCATTGGGACTACTTCGCTGAGAAATTACGAAAGGCATAACGATGGGTTGGAAGCACGCAGTAGCGCACGATATGGCTGGCGACGGCGACAAGCCAAAGAAAGAGATCAGTCACGTTGTCTCGCGTAAGAGCGCGACACCGGGACACGTAATCCACGAGCATCACCACACTCACCCCAGCCATCACCCGATGGAAGAGCACGTCACCAAGGGCGACGACGAGTTGGCAGCTCACTCTATGGCCACTATGGGCACGCCGAACCCCGGCGAGGACACGAGCGATCCCGGCTCACCAGCTAACGCGGCACCCGCCGCAGGCGCAGCAGCTCCCCCAGCAGCAGGCTCAGGAGCACCCGCAGCATCTCCTATGGCAGGCATGTAATGACAGATCACGAAGAGAAACCTATGCACAACGTCTCGTTGCATCGAGCGTTGTCCCATCTGAACAAGGGCGGCCTGCACCGCGCTCTTGGCGTTCCAGAGGGCAAGACAATTCCGCACGACAAGTTGGAGAGCGCGAAGAACAGCGACAATCCACATACTCGTAAGATGGCACAATTCGCGGAAACAATGAACGGGTGGCATCACTAATCTGATCCTCCCCATGATTGGAGGATCATGAAGCTTCAGAAACTACGAGACCTAATCGCCTCGTGTAAGACGAACCCGAACTATCAGTTCCGTGAAACAAGTAACGAAGATATCCTCGCGTTGGCCAAGAAGAGCTTTTCGAAGCTCACTGACGGTCAGCGCGAGAAGGTTTATGCGTCATGGAAACGTGCGCTAGACATGAACAAGGAGGCGCTGGACGACTCAACCGGTGAGCTATTGCTCATCGCTCGATTCATGGCCCAGACCAACCTGTTCTTCATGTGTCACCTGTTGGAAACCTACAACAAGGTCACCGTGAATACCCACGAAGAAATTTGCAACAAGTTTTTCGTGCAGAAGAACCCGACTTTCGTAACAGTAGAGAAGTTTGCCAACCAGTATACTGACCTCAAGGATCGAATGTTGCTAGTCCCACGAGGCGGGTTCAAATCTTCTATCGACATTGCAGACGTGGTTCAGTGGGTGAGTTGCTACCCCGCGATTACCATTCTGATCCTGACGGGTGTGTTCGACCTCGCCAGTGACTTCCTCGGAGAAGTCAAGAACCACTTCACTCTCATAGAGTCGCAGAAGCTCGACACCAAGACCGGCAAGCCGGTACTCGTGCCCAAGCTCTTCTTCGACGAAGAGACAGAGGAATGGTCTGAAAGCATGTTCCAAACGTTGTTCCCTGAGCACTGTGTTCCTCCAGCCTCAGGCACTCAGTTCGAGTATCACTCCCCAGCGCAGGGCGATCAGAAAGAGCCAACCGTGAAGGCCGCGTCCATCGGACAAGCCCTCGTCGGTAAGCACTTCGACGTGATGAAGCTGGACGACGTTATCACGAACGAGAACAGTCAAACCGTTGACCGTTTGAAGAAAATCGCTAAGCAGATCAGTATTGATCGAGCCATGCTTCACCCTTACGGATTCATGGACGTAATCGGCACGTGGTACGACGAGAAGGACTACTACGGCGAGAAGATCAAGCAGCAGGAAACGTTCATCAAGGAAGAGGGTCTGTCGAACCTCATCACTGGCAGCGTTGACTCCGGGCGACTGAACATCGAGTACAAGACCAAGACCTACCTTCGAGCCGCAATGTGGCTCACCGATCAAGCGATCAAGGAAGGCAAGACCGACGTAGACGCCAAAGGTCCAGACTATGAACTCTGGTTCCCTGAGCGTCTGCCTTTTAGCTTTTTGTATGATGAGAGAAAGACGGACCCGGAAGGGTTCGCCATCAAGTACCTCAACAACCCGAGAAAGATCAACCGTATCAAGTTCGAGCGTGCCCTTCTGATGAAGCGCACTATCCCGCACAACATGCTGCCGCCGCAAGGCGTCGTCGTGACGACAGTAGACACAGCGTATTCAACAAAGTCATGGGCCGATTACACCGTTATCCTGACCACGCTGATATATGGCGGGCGTTTCTACATCCTCAACATGGTGCGCGGACGATTCAACGAGATCGAGCTGCCTGCGGTTATCGCCAACACAGCGTACAAATGGAAGCCTAAGCGAATCGCCATCGAAGACTCGGTGGGCGTGAAGTGGATGGGACGCGAACTCCGTCGAGAGATGGACAAGCTGCAAATCAGCATTCCGATTGAGTACTGCTCTCTGGGCCTCGGCAAGAAGTCTAACTCGAAACAGATGAAAGCCAAGCCGGTACTCCGACTGCTTGGCGACGAGCGTATGTTCTTCCTCAACTCCTGCGAAGGGTTGAACGAACTCTACAACGAACTCGAAGCCTTCACGGGCACCAGCGACGACACACACGACGACATTATCTCCGCACTATCCCTATTGGTTGAGCAGTTCATCTCTTATGCCGATGTGGGATCGAAAGTGGACATGGTGAACTCGCAGTATGTTGCAGATCAACAGAACCACGAACGTCATCAACTCGTACACGGTATTGGCAAGTATGCTCACATGAACATAAAGGCCCAGCTCGTGAATGATGACAACCCGGTGACTGCGTTCCAGATCGACAACAGCCGTATGTTCCGCGATGAGCCAATGGGCACTGACCCGTTTGCCGATCTATTCAACTAAGGAGAAACATGGCTGAACTAAATGAAGCTCCGGGGATAGTCGCGGACGGTGTAGCACGTGAGACGCTTGACCCATTGGACTACGGCAAGGGTGGAACCCTCAAGACCCTAAACGCTGACCTAGCACTCGTGCTTGGAAGCGCCAGCAAAGCCGAAGCTTTCATCAGCGAGAAGCAGTGGAACCTCTTGTGGCGTGATGCCGACTTGCTCTACCAGTCGCCGCGCCCGATGTCAGTGTACGAGAACACATACGTCCTCGAACCTAACGTACAACGATTTACAGTAGCAAAGGTAGTGAACTCTGTCGTACCCTCTCTCTACAAGGGCCTGTTCTATGCAGACCCTCCGATGGTACTCCGACCGCGCTCAGGCACGAGTCAAGACACCATAGATGCCAAGACCGTGCTCTTCAGCTATTTGCTGAACGACTGTGGATTCAAGACCGAAACCAAGTGGGGACTCGAACAGATGGCTTGCCTCGGCACCGGCATCTGGAAGTGGGGAGTTGACTACAAGGAAGTGGTAACGTGGGAACGCAAGTCCACTACGACCACGATCACTGGTGGTGTAGGACAGGATCAGGTCACGCAGAAAGTTCCTCTGGATGTACCCCCAGACGTGAAGCGTAAGTCCCGTGTTGTGCCGCGACCGTTCTTCGAGTCGCGCCCGATCAACAAGGTGTTCGTAGACCCGAAGTGCGATGTCGGGGATATCCGCAAAGCAGACTTCGTGATCGACGTTCGCTACATGGACTTCTACCAGCTCAACGATATCCGCGCAGCTCTCGAAGAGCTTCCCGAAGATCACCCGGACAAAGATGGGTGGGAGTTGCCGAAGTCTGAAGACGAGCTTCGCAAGTGGTGGTTCGCACCATCCGGCACGAACGTAGCACCAGTACTCGCCAGCGACACAATGGCGTACATGCGCGGTGCAGTTCACCATGCTGAAGAGATGAACATTCAGGTGACCCCTGACATGCTCTTCAAGAAGATGGAAGTGCTTGAGTATTGGGATAGAAACCGCAAGGTTCTTGTCATCGACCGCAAGAAAGTGATCTTCACCGGACAGAACAAGTTCGGCGTTATCCCGTTCCTCAGTGCAAACTGGTGGAACCGCGCCAAGGCATTCTACGGCATGGGCCTCGGCCTTATCGTCGGACAGAATCAGCGCGTCGACCAAGGCACCATCAACGCAATTCTGAAGATGCTGTCGTTCGGGATCAACCCGATCTATCTTCGCCAGCGCGACACAAACGCGCCGACGCAAATGATACGCACCGGGATCGGTAAGATTCTAACTGTGGACGGTATCGCCAAAGAAGCATATCACCTACTCGACACTCCTAAGGTTCCACCAGACATCTGGTCGGCCCTAAGCGAGTCAGAGAAGGCAACCGAGTCCGCATCGGGCGCAGATCAAGCGCTCGTACAAGGCTCGTCATCCGGCCCCCGTTCTTCTATGGGGCGCACCGCAGGAGGCGCAGGCATCCTCGCAAGTGCAAGCGCGACTCGTCTCGACGGGCCGCTCGACAACTTCATCGAACAGGTGTTCAGCCCGTTCCTCTACATCCTCGACATGCTCGTCATGCGATACCTATCAGACGCCGAGATTTATGCAGTACTGGGCGAAGAGATGGGCGACGACTACGAAGTAGACCTTGACCAGTTTCACGCGGCTAAGATCGAGTTCGAAGTACTGGCCGGTGCCGCGCTTGCGGCGAAACGCACAATGGCGCAGTCGATGACTCTCATCACACAGATTCTTGAGAACCCCCAGATTGTTGAATCTCTCGCTGACATCAACGAGGAGTACATCAACTGGAAGGAAATCGTCATGATGTGGATCGAGTCAACGGAGTGGAAGAACAAGAACGACATCATCAAGAAGATGACGCCGGAAATGAAACAGAAGCGTGCCGCTGCATCGCAGCAGGCGCAGGCCGCGTCCAAAGCCGCCGTTACTGCACAGAGCAACCAACAGAAGTTCCAGCAGAAGCAGCAGCTTGAAGACCAGTCTAACGACAATCGCATCAAGCGTGACTTGGTACGTGAGTCGTTCAAGGACAACGCTCAGAGTGAAGCGACCGAAGGGTTGCCGAGCACTGGCGGGTTGGAAGGACAACAGCCTACAGTTGCATAAGACATGGATCGGTGTCTGCTTGGACCAGCAGAGTAAATGGGGGAGCACCCCAACAGCCAAATTCCATATCACTGCCGGGGAGGGCTAGTGATCGAACGCAGCATTTCAAATTTCGTACCCATCCTTGTGTTAGCACCTCATGAGCAGGCGGAGATTACGCAGACCATTTCTTCTGCTGGCTGGCGACATATACAGCGAATCTTCGATCATGAATGCACCAAGTTCATATTGGATACCATCAATACTCCGTCCGAAGATACAGAGGACGTGATCGAGAAACACCGATGCGCCAAGGTAGCAGCTCAGCTCTATGAAGGCGGCGTCCAGAGAATCAATAACGAAGTCGGTCAGTACCTCGGCAGCCGCAAGGCCCTCGAAGTGCAGGCTGACGTAACAGACGGCGTGCTTCAGATGGGGCCGCCAGCAAGTACATCTGACGATCTACTTGAGTCTTCTGAGGAGGGGACGATCTTTGACCACTTTGAGTAACGAACAAGAGAACGGCATTCCTTCGGACCTGCCAGAACTTCGCTTTGAGTATCAGCCGACTGACGAAGACAACCGTCCCATCGGCGGCAAGCAGGTCATCAAGTACCGCACGCAGGATGAGCTGAACCATAAGCTCGTCAAGCAGAACACTGAGCTTATCCGAAAACTGCGAACAGAGACTCGCAACAACCGTCTGGGAATCCTAGACCAGCAGTCTATTGACGAGAGAGCACCGCGCAACGTCGCGGGTGTGCAGTTCAATCCGCGCACGCTAAGCGCCTCAGAGCGCCTAGAACTTTCCCAGCAGCTCCTAGACCCAGAAACGTTCGACAAGGCCACACAGACCATCGTGGAGGCTTCCTACGGCATCTCTGGCGAAGGTCTGCGCACCGTCATCTCTGACCTTCAGGGCAAGGTGGACAACGTACAGGCTCAGCGAGAAGTTGACATCTTCAAACGTCGCAATCCCGAGTACGTAATTTGTCCCGAGAACATGCAGGCCATTATCGGCTGGATGGATCGTTACAACCTCGCGCCGGTCGCAGAGAACTTCGAGAAGGCTTACCTGTTCCTCTTGGATCAGGGCGTATTGGTTACGTCGTTGGAAGTCGTAGAACTTCCCGTCTCTCCGGTAACACCGCCTAGCAATGTCGTGGGATTCACCGAGCAGCCTCCTGCCGATCCAAACGAGTACGTCGAACCGGCCCGCGTGGTCGAGACGCTTCCGATTGAGAACCAGCTTCCAGTCGAGCGCGTTGCTCCTACCGAGCACCCGGCATTGGCTACAGAACCGCCTGTCGCGGCTAAGCCTGTTGCCTCAAGGGTTCCTACCGGCCTGAACAATGGCAACTCCCGCAGTGAGGGCGTAAGTGCTCCTGTAGGAAGTGACATCGTTTACGAGTTCAAGCAGTATGACGAGAAGGGAAATCAAGTCGGTCCCACGCGCACCTTCACCGGTATGCGTGCCATCGACGCGATGCCGCCCGACGAGTACAAGCGCCGTCTGCTGAGCGAGAAGGGATTCGCCGCTAAGGTTGAGAAGTTGATGAAGAAGGGCTAATGGACATCAGGCTGGCGCTGCAATCTGAGACCGACTACCTAGTCGATCAAGTGGAGCGACTGTATCCTGACGACATCTGTCCGAAGCATCAGTTGCGCAAGATACTTGCCTCCAACCCAGCGTGGGTCATCGTAGACAAACGCATCAAGGCGCACCTTATCTCGGAAGTCTCGAAAGGGACACCATACATCTGGAGTGTTGCAGTAGACCCTGACTATCGCAGACGGGGCGCTGCAACAACTCTCCTACAAGAATTTGAGAAGCACTACAAGCAGAGCTACGAAAGTGGCTGGCTGCATTGTAGAGTCGAGAACCCTGCACAGAAGCTTTACTTCGATCAGGGCTATCGCATCGCTTCCTTTGAACCAAACATTTACGGAGCACGACAGCATGGCGTGACCATGCGGAAACGCTTCGTCTGAAGTACTGTGTACAGTCCTGTCGGATTACAGGGAACGATACACCTTAGATATGTGCTGAGGAAAAGCCGGTCAGAGACCTTGACCGCGCAATCGCAAACACTCGTCGGATTACGAGCAGAGGGATTGTCTTCACATAAAAGGCAGCGACACACTACTCATCATCTCTGGGAGGAGAAGGCGAGAAGTAAGTGATGTCTTTGAAGTAAAGGATAATCACAATGGGTTACACTCCTGCTGGAAATCTACAGGGCAACCTTCCTCAGTCCACGGTAAAGTTCTATGACAAGAAGTTCCGTGAAAACCTCAAAGCGCAGACCCCGTTCGTAGCTTGCTCCGAGCGTCTGGACCTGCCAACCAAGTCCGGTAACCAGTACGAAATGTTCATGTACGTTCCTCTGGCTGCGAACACCGCGCAGACCAACGAAGGAACCGTGGGCAGCTCGATCTCCGTTTCCGTCCTTACCACGACTGCCACCATCGGTGAGTACGCTGACTACGCTAACTTCTCCAGTCTGTCTCTTGCTACGGCAATCGACAACACTGTTGAGAACGTCGCCCGTGAGCTTGCATACCGTCTTGGCGAGTCTTTGTCTGGTCTCGTCCGTGCAACCGCTGACGGCGCAGCCAGCGTTGACTCCAGCGTGCTTGTGCAGCTTGGTGCAACTTCGACCACAGCCTTCACCTCGCTGAGCCTGAACCAGATTCGTAACGCAGTGCAGTCTCTTGCTGGCCGTTCGGTACGTCCGTTCGACGAAGCAAGCAAGGCATTCTGCGGCGTCATTCACCCGTTCGCATTGGGCGATGTACTTTCGGATGTCAGCAACAACGCACCTATCGACATCTTGAAGCACACCCCGGTCGGGCTGATGAAGATGGAAGACCTCGTTTCGGTGGACTTGACCGAGATGATCGAACTTCCGTCCTCGGGCGTTCACTTCTTCCAGAGCAATCAGGTTACCACCACCCCGAACTACAAGGGTGTGACTGGCCTGACGGCGCTTCGTACCTACATCTTTGGGCGTGATGGCATCTACAGCATCAAGCTTGGAGCACAGGGCGACACCGAGTTCGGAGATGGTGAGTACCAGAACATCAAGTGCAACATTGTGCAGAACGCTGAGCCAACTGTTGCCGATCCTGAAGGGCTGATCCCCGGCTGGACTTCGTACCGCGTTCACTTCACGACTTCGCTTGGTCCTGACACGACCATCCGTATCCGTGAGATTGATGCGGCTTCCGCAATCAGCTAAGACACTGGCTCCTGAGACTAAAAACCTCGGGAGCCATTTCTTTTTGTATCGGATCACCAATAGAAAGGAAACATCAACATGAGTTATCCAGCAGCAACTAGCGGCCTCGGCATCCCAGCGCGAGTCGTAGTTCCCGGCAATGAGTCCCCAATCAGCAATAAGGTCGGACACAATCAGGTCACCATCTCCATCACTGGAAGCAATGGTTTCCCTGAGACGTTCCAGCTTGACCCGACGCTTGAGGATGCTTCCGGCAACGAAATCACCCCCGGCACCGTCTACACCCTGAGTGCAGCGGCGGCCAACGGAGTCTTCACCGGCACCGGCCTACCAGCAACGAACACCCTTGTTGGCAAGTCCGCAGTGACCGCAGGCTTCACCAACGCTGTGAACAACGCAGCCGGTATCGTGACCGCGAACACCACGACCAGCATCACCATCGACACAGGCACCACGACTGTCGCTGAGACCCACGCAGCAACAGCAACCGTACAGGAGACCGGTACCAATGGTTTCACGTACTTTGCTGACGGCGCGGCCTCGCTGACTTCTGGCACTGGCGGCGAGCTGCCTGCGGGCAGCACAGCCAAGGTTGTTTCCGTTTCCACCACTGGCGTTCTTTCAGCCAACGGCGTGACCGGTGGATCGACCGTCGAAGTATCGTATCCGTTTGCTAACGCTGGCGGGACGATTGTCGTGGCTGGAAAGACACTTCCTGCGCAGAAGGTTTACGCGGATGTGGCTGTCAACGTCGTACCGTAATTCAACCCAAACAGAAAGGCGGAAGAGGAGCCGCCTATTATGTCCAAAGAAGCGTACATCGATTCGCCCGCTTATGATAGCGCGGCCCGTCGCAACAACCGAGTGTTGCGTGCAGTAAATACAGTTCTCCGACGCAAGTCGGCTCAGCTTCGAGCAGAAGCAGACGAAGTTATCGCGGAGCTGTTCGACGCTCCAAGCGAAGCAGAGGTAGCATTGGAAAGACTCTGGAGGGAAGGCGGCTTCAGTAGTGAGCTACGACCAGAGAACTATGAAGAACTAGTTGATTTCGCGCTGAGAGCAATCGCCTCTTACGACCGCGTGCAAGCCGCAGCTAATTCCGATGCAACTACGAGTTCTACAGGCAACTGAGGCAATGGGACGAGGGTGGATTACCCAGTGTCCCTAGGCAACCTCACGCGCCTATCTCGCAGCTCTTCGACCGGCCAGTTGAAGATGCCGCGACTCTCTCCTACGAGAGTGATCGACTTCGTACGAGAGGGCACATTTTGATTCAAGAGGGGAGTCTTGAATGCAACCAGCAGTTACCGGCACGCACACAAGTACAGCAGCGCCTTGGGAGACATACGCAGCAGAGATGTCCACCAAGATGTCGAAGCAGCTTGAGCTTGCCGTAGAGGAGTACGCCGAGCGCGTATACGATTCGAACTTCGCAAGCAACGAGAACAAAGAAGAGCTTCACCGCCAGAAAGAGATGAACGACGAACTCTCTGAGCAGTACCAGTGGGCGACGAAAGAGGAGTACGATGACGCGCAAGCGCGTGTCGGAACCCCAATGACGCACACAGAGTTTATCAGCCGTCTTCGTAAGGCCGGTGTAGAGTGCCACTACAGACAGCACGTCCACCTAGATAAAGCCGACCTCTATGTCGCGCTCACTCCGGGCGGAGAGCAGACCGTACAGTGCTGGGTCCAGCAAGGATGGATGCAGGAGCTTTCGGTTCTCAACTTCGATGACCACGGCGTACCACTGGCCGAGCGTCGGCGCGGGTGGCGCACACCACTTCTTCAACTAATCCTCAAGGGCATCATCACTGAGGAGAAAGCGAATAAGCTCTTCGGTCGGCCTAAGGTCACCGACGCTTACCACCGCTACAACGCATCGCTTCAAGCGTTCCGCAACAACGGCAACAAACTCACCCTTCACGGTGAGGAGTAGTACATCCTAAAGGAGGATAGGTTTTGAGCGAACAGGTTTTGAATGACATTCAATTGGAGAGCAAGGCTAAGGCCGAGCAGGTTCTAGCATCTCTCGCACCAAAGGAAAAGGAAGCACCCAAGGCCCCGGTGAAGTCAGCCGCGACCAAGACTCTCGAAGAGCTTGAGATCGAGAGCAAGCAGCTTGAGCTTGAACTAAAGAAGCTCGAACTTCAGGAGCGCAAAGCTAACCTCGAAGACATCAATGATCGTCTCGCAGAGCGAGAGCTAAAGCGTGCGAACATTCGCCAAGAGGCGTACACCAAGGGCGCGACCATCGAGTCCACTCGCAAGAACGAAGCGATGCAACAGAATCGTTGCAACCACCACAAGGGTGGCAACGGAGCTGGCGGCGTCGTCGGCGGAAAGGGTGACTCACCTGACTACGCAGTACTGATGCACACGTTCGCAAACGGCGACACATGGGTGCGATGCCTGCGCTGTGGTAAGACTTGGAAGCCCCCAGTCAAGTCCGATCACAAGACTCAGGAATCGTACAACGCAGCTCTTGCAATCTACAAGCAGGCAGTCAACTTCCAAACGAAGAACACTCCTTCAAAGGGCGTGATCTTCCAGTACTCTGACGGTGGCGAGTTCTACCGTGAGAACACCAAGAACGCAACATTGCGCTAAGGCGCAGACTGTGAAAATCAAGCAGGCACCGTGACAGCCGGTTGCTCAATTCGGAGAACACATGCCTAATAGCTCGATCACTCTTCAGGAAGTTATGGACGACGCAGCAACTCTTGGAGACGTATCTCCTGCCCTAGCTACAGGCGGTTCTTCCCAAGGCCCAGCCCTTTCAATTGCAAACGATGTCATGCAGGCGCTCATCAACGGCGGCCCGCTTGCACAGCCGTACAACTGGAAGTGGAATCGTGCCAACCTACCTCAGTTCTGCACCATCTCTTATCAGCAGGACTACTTCATCCCCGGACTGGTGAACCTTGGCTGGCTAGAAGCAGCGTGGGCATCGCAGATCAATCAGACTTCCATCCCAAAATTCAAACAGCCCGTCGAGGTCAACAAAGACCTCATGGTCACCTATGACCAGACAGGCTACCCGGCTAAAATCTGCTGGCTCCCAAATTCCATGCTGGAAACTGGAACGTGGGGACAGACACCTCTCGGCCCGACCACGGACAACCCCTCAGGCGACACTACGTCTCTCGGGCTTGGGCGCGGCGGCCTTCAGAACCCCGGCCCCGGCGTAATCTATACGTCGCCGTTACTGACGCTGCAAACCCCGACCAACGCAACTACATGCATCACAGACCCGAACGGTAACCTGTGGGCGCTGACCACCTTTGGAACCTGCGGGAACACGCAACCAGACTGGCCAACTAACCCGGCGTATCCAACGGTCAAGAGTCCAAACATCACGGCAACGACCGTGCAAGATGGCACTGTAGTCTGGACGGCAATCAATCCATCAGGTCAGGGCCTACGACTGAACCCCATCCCTCCCCAGAACGGTACTCAGTGGGTCATCGTATGCCAAGGACAGAAGAAGGCTCCTCGCTTCTACTCTGTGGGCCAGACATTAGAACCACTCCCTGACGATTTCGAATGGGCCTTCAAACAGGGCTTCTTCGCAGAGTGCTATCGCCGTAACCCTGATCCCAAGGTCCGAGCGAAGTACACGATGGAGCGTCAGATATGGGAGCAGGCTCTCGACAAGGCAGTACGTCAGAGCGACCGCGAACAAGACAACTACGGCTTCTACCCCGGCACTTCTGTCATGGATAGTTCATGGGGCACTAACCCAACCTCTCCTGCTAACCCCTACGGGCCTTGGTAGGAACTAACTTGAAAGGACTTATAATTACATGGCAACAGTGTACGATTCGCTAAGAGACGCGCTAGGCAATAGCAACGCCAAGCCTAGCAAACAAAAGTCGAACGGAGATAATGACTACGACGACAAGGACGCAGGATCAAACGGAAAGCTAGTGGATGGACTCACTGAAATTTCAGCGTCTATAACTGCATTGTGCCTTCAGGTGGGAGGGTTCAGTAAGAACCTAATGACACCGGCATTCTATGAGAATCATTCTTTTCTGAACCTCATACAGCAGATGCTTATAGACCAAAAGTACGCAGTCGATGAGGCTATACGCACACTCTATGGGTGGGCTTTGGTGGACATCAAGGACATAGCTGAAAAGTCAAAGATAGAGTCTCCTGACGATGACATGCGCGATCCTGCGGGTATAGTAAA